TGCAAGAGCGATGACTCTGAGATCCTTAAACTTGGGTGAGCGTGCCTCATTAGTTCCACTCATTACAATCTTAATTCTGAATCCATTAAACTGTTCCAGATTATCAATACTAAACTGATATTCGGAGAATTGCCCATCAGCACTAGGAACAACATAAGCATCTGCTCTACCGCTATTTCTGGTACTATCAATTATAGTGTCACCGAAACCATCATTATTAGTATCTCTCAAGTTATCGTATCCAGGGAACAGTTCAAATGCTTGTTCAACTTCATTTGAGTCTGTCCTATAGAGTTGATAGAGAACTCTAAAGTCTGCAGATGAATGCCTATATGATCCAACCAATACTTTAAGTGACGTTGCTGGTTGTTTGAGTGAGACTTTGTTAGTCACATAAACTGATGTGTGTGGATCTTCAGAATTGAGATTTACACGACCATCAAAGGCATAGTCGGAAACTGGATTATTCAAACGATTTCTGCCATAAATCATTGTGATGTTGGCAGTATCGATAACTGGTGAAAGGTTTGAATCATTGGAATTCATTGTAATTCCAAGAGTGAATGATCTATTCTTTGGAAGATTTGTCAATCTATTAGTTTCATTTACTTCAGATGCAACAATTCTTGTAGATGAAAGATCATTTTGCTCATTGATCTCAATTGATTCAAATCCTTGATCAATAAATGATACCTCAGATCCACCAGCACTTGTTCCAGAAACTGTTCTGATTTGTGCTGAAACATTTGTTCCATCTCCAGGAGTTATAAAATTAACTCTTGGGAGAAGAGTATTGTATTGAATATTCTTTGTGGCGATTACATCTTTTCCACCAACATAATTTTCATCGGTGAAACTGAGTTGTGTATTGCCAGTTGCTCTATCTTGACGATCAATTTGAATGTAGTACTTATCAAGATCTTGAGAACTACTCAGTAGAGCATTTGCTGACATATTATGTTGCTTATTGATCTTAGTAAGTGATACTCCATTCAGTTCATATGGGAAGATCTGCGAATTTGTTGGATGTGATCTAACTAAAGATCCATCAATTCCTCTAGTTCCAATTCCAAGAGTTCCAGATCCACCACTTCCTGCAGTAATTGAATCATAGTATACAATTTCATTATTGATTTTTGCAAATCCTTTAGAAGTGGTTATACCTTCGAATGTTTCGAAGATCGAAGTATTTGCAACAGAAATACTTGCAGATCCAATGGTCAATTCCGCAGACAATGTGGACGGAACGGTATTTGGCTCAATATCTGATAAGGTGACAATATTATTTGTCGCGTGCATACCGTGCCCATATTGATTAACCTCAATAACATTTCCTTCATAAAGGGAATTGACAACAGATGAACTTAAAATGTCTGTGTTTGCAAAGGAAACCGCAGTTGATCCATTATAAACAACAAGATCATCATTGGTAGTAAATTCTTCACCTTGAACATTTGTAAGATACAATGTGTCTTTACCATCTAAGGTCTTGACCGTTACACGACCATCAGTTCCTTTAGCCACGCTGCTAGTTGTAACTCCAACAACATCACCAATTACGTATCCATTACCTTTTGTCGTAATTGAAACTGATGAAAGTTTGTTTGCAGAGACAACTACTGTTCCTCTAGCACCACTTCCAGATCCAGTGATAGTATAAAGTGGAACATCTGAGAATGAACCATTGCTGTATCCAGCACCAACATTAGATACTTCTGTAGTTTGTAGTCTTCCACCAACTTGTTCAATGTACCCATATGGTCTTGTATCAGTTCCATCGCTTACCTTTCTACCAACTTGTAAGATGGCATCCATAGTTGAAGTTGTGGTAATTCCAACTTTTAACTTTCTAGGTAAGGTCTTGATTGGGTCGAGGGTTAACTTTGGAAGGTTAGCATCAATGGTTGTTAATGGTGTATTGTAGAAATATGCAGTTCCTTGGGATGTTGCAAAGTTTGCTTTATAAAGTTTGAACTTGAGATCTTCAAATTGGCTTGCTGTCCAGATTGTGCCGTTTTGCGACTTGAACAAACTTCCACCAACATACTGTTTGGTTACAATTACGCTTTCAGCATTAGGTAAGGTAGTCGTATTTACCGTCTTCTCACCCATTCTAGCAATCCACGCTTCATAGTTGTTTGTGGTTGGTGCAAGAATTACGATTGCATATTCTTTAGATGGTTCAAGATAAATTGGAGATGGGAAAGTAACTTTAGTTGCAACAGTTCCATCTGAAGAAGTATTGACCTGTGATGGTTCCAGAGTTACTCTTGAGAAATCATCGACCAATTGATCGGTAGGAGTACCGAGTTCAACTGTGCGTACTTCAATCGTAACCTTCTCATTCTCATCTTTGTTTGCAAAGAAAAGATCAACAGCAGTTAAGAAAGCACCAGTTTCATCAACAGTGAATGACTGTGCCAGTGGATCTTTTCCACCGCCTCTGTTCTGTGGAGGTGCTGGTGGTGGTGGGGGTGGTCTTCTTACAATCACCCTTGTTTGTCTAAACGTATCTACGATTCCGCTTGTAGTGTACGTTGTTTCACCACTACTGATTAGCAGACTTCCAGGAAGAGGTTTAGCATTTGTGCTACTAGAAGTAAGTTTGAAAGTTCTAGTACCAGTCTCAAAGCGTAACGGTGGCGGAGGGGACGACAGGGGGTCCCTGAAGAAGAATGAACCACCAAGATCACCAAAAGTATCAGTTACCAGTCTAACGTCGCTCACAGTCGCTTCTGCGCCACTGGTTTCACCAACCAGAACCATACCCTTAGTTACATATCCAAAATACTTACCTTGTACTTCATCAGACAGTGCCTCAGAATCAATGTTTAATACTGTGGAAGATGCCGAATATGTAGTTGGTAATGTTAAAGATCTATCGTAAGGATTGAGACTAATTGTTGTTGTGGGATTGTTGTATGGTCCAGTTTTATGGTTTGGTTGAATAGCTCTCGCTCTGAAGATTCTAGTTCCACCGCTTGATCTATTGCCATTAATAAATCCTTGTACATTTTCACCAACGCTGAACACGCCAGATGACATTGTAACTTCAATAAGTTTAGGAACAATATCAATTCCACTTGCACTATCAAAGAATTGATAATGTCTCGCTAATGGTCTTAATCCACCAGCAGCGAAAGAAACGTTTCTGGATCTAATGTGGGTGTCTGGATTTGAAGAAATTTTAATAGTTTCAATGTATGATCCATTGAAATCACCAACGATTGATCTTTCACCACCATCAACAAAAACATTTCTAACCCAGTTATCGGAGGCTGGTGAAAGTTCAATTCTACCAGTAAAGTCAATCATATTAAATGGATTGACATTTTCAACTCTTGATGCTAAAGGTTGTTCAATCCAAGTTTTTTCGGTATACTTGAGAGTAATTAAGTCTCCAGTTTTTTGTACGTTTGAGTCTAGAAGTTGCAGATTCTGTGTGAAGTCTGCAGTATCAAGATTAATTGATGGTTCTAAAGCTACTTGTGGTTTCAGTGAGTAGAAATCAATTGGTGTTGTGAGTTCATTATTTGCTGTATCTACATTTACTTCAGACTCTCCAAAGTCTAATCTTGCAGTATCCTTGAAATCATCAACGAAGAATCCAGATTTGAATCTATCAAATCCATCAGCGTCTCTTACTTGAAGTGACTTAGTATCAAGTTCAAGTAAAGAAAGAGAAGTTAATGTTTCAAGAGTTTCTACACGATCTTCAATCTTTCCAATGTCACGCATTGTGTATCTTCTATTATCAGTAATAGTGATTTTTGCGTCTTTAACATCGTATAAGTATGCTGGAAGTTCAATGGTTGCAATTTCCATTGCACTATCAACATTTGAAGGTGGTTTTGGATTAACCGCAGATACTCCTTTAGTAACACTAAAGTTTCCTTCCTTATCAAGAGAAACTTTATCGATTCTTGGGAGGTAGTGTGAATAATCTACAATTGATCCCTCAAGAGGTGCAACAACTAACGTAGGGTTAGTTCCTGCGGTTGCAAATGTTCTACTAGCAAAAGCAAATGGTGAAGAAGTTTCTGATGAGAATTGTGCGACTCTTGGTCTAAAGTCAAGAACATCAGATGCTCTAATTCCACTTGGTAAAACTGGGATATCGTACTTATATCTCTCAGAGTCGTAAGAATTTACAGTGTAGACATCACCAAGATCATTTGATGGTACACGGTAGTAATCGAAAATTACCAGAAGACGGCGAGATGGAATGTATCCATCATTTTTCCTCACAATTCTAGAGTAGTCATAATACTGCTCTCTTTGTGCAGAATCTAATTTGTAATGTGAAGTGACGTTTTGGTAGTTTCCTTTGTTAATTGTTGCAATTGCAGACTGAATATTTGATTCTTGGAAAGTAACTGCTTCTCCAAGTACAAACTCTGCATCATTTAAGCGGACAATCTCAACCTTTGTAGCAGAAGATCTTGTCACAATTTGTGCTAGAGCTCCACTATCTTTTCCTAAGATCTTTTCACCAAGAATTGAACTTGTGTCTAGGGAAAGACCTGAGGGGAATTCTAAGGAATCTAAAACTGGGGTTGAAGCGTTGAGTGACTCAAATACACCAATCACCTTAACAACGTCTGGAAGATTCAAACATACTTCTCTATCTTCAATCCTTGTTCCATAATAAGGACTTGTAGACAGTCCAGTAAATGTTGTTGAAACTCCAGCAGACGTTTTTGTTATGTTAACTTTCTCACTTCTTACATATTCTTTCTGCTTTTCTTTTATTCCAATCTTTCTGACAGTGGTGTTTACAGTAACATTACTTGATTGTGATGCGTTCAATCCAGTAATTGTAATGTTGCCATCTGTTCCTAAAGTGAACTGATCGGAACTTAATGCCTCATAACCACCATTGGAATAGACTACTGTATATCTGTCAGCATCAAACGTTTCATATCTTGAACTTGTAATTCCAGTTTCGCTTGGAGTTAGACCAAGTTGACCAGTGGCATCTGTGCTCTTTTCTCTAATTTGCTTTATAACTGTTAAGTTGGATCCAGAAAGACCAACTGATGAAACATTATCTTCTTCTAAGTGAGCGTAGAGACCACCCTTTTCCTTTACGATAGGAGCACCAATACTAAAACTTACTGTTTGAGTTGTTGATGGGAGATTTCCATCACAAACATTAGCAACATCAGTAGTCGCTGCCAATGTAAGCGTCAATCCGTCAGATGAAACACTTTCAACTCTGTTAAATGTCTCTACTGCAAGGTCACTTGTTTGATATCTAATGATTGCATCACTCTTGATGCCAACAAAATTCTTACCAGGAACTGTTGCAATACCAGCGGTGCTAATTGTAATTGTGTCAGTAAGACTAAAATTAGTTGCTGTTTTCTTCTGTAAGACCAAATCCCCAGAAAAATCTGATTTTAATTCTGAACTTACACTAGTGGAATCTTGATATACTGACTTTACATCTTGAATTCCAAAAGTTTTTACAGTTCTAACTGATCTTGAAACCTCAGTAGTTCCATTGATTCTTAACTGCTCACCAGCAATAAAAGTTCCTGACGTTTGAGTCAGCATAATTGTTGCGCTGGATGCTGCAGTGACAACAAATCCAGATGCTCCGCTACTTACACCTTCAACAAAAGATGTTGCTGGGCATTGTGTTGAATTCAGAGATTCATTAACAACGATTTCAGTATATGTTTGTACATCAAACAAATACAAATCAAATTCTGAAGTATTATCTACATAGGGTGCATCGGTCAGGTTGTAAGCATATATTCTTGCTTCACCAATTTTTGTTCCAGATCCTGCACTTGCAAACTGAGTTGTCTTTCTTCTGTTATAAAGTTCAACTGTGTTTGAGTTATTGTTTACTCCAATAAAGGGAGTTCCAGCAGCAAAATTAACTTTGAATAATGTTCCAAATTCAAAAGGAACTAGAGAATTAGTGACCGTTCTAGTATCCCTTGGTTTTTCCACATCGAGAACAGTTGTGGATACCGTTTCAACGTCAAATCCTCTAACGTATGCTTTTCCTGGAGAAACTTTTACGGCAAGTAAATCTTCTGAAGGAGTATTCAGTTGATCTGTTACTTGACCTTCAAAATAAACCCCATCATTAGATAATCTATTGTTGAGAGATTCTGCAATTTGTATACCAAAATTACCTAATGAGTAGTCTCCAGACTCTTCATAGGTTCTCTTAGCAAAATAATCCTTGATTATACTGTAGACGGAAGTATTTTGGAGCTTCTTGATCTCTCCATTTTCAATCCTTAAAAGTTCTACAAAGTTTTTATCATCAAAATCTGTTAATAATTTTTTAGTAAGAGTAGTAGATATTTTTAATCTATCTGCACCTGGTGCGGCAAAGTTTGAAAAACCTTTAGCATTATCATATAAGGATGAATCATCCTTTGCCGTTATCAGTTCTTCTGAAATATTGAGACCAACTCTATAAGATGGTGTATTTGCGTATGGATCAAGAACTAACTTATCCTCTGCAACATCTACAAAAGTACCCCTAATAAAGTAAACGCCGTTTCCAATAGATACATTGCTTCCTATTGCTGATGCATTCTCTGAAACAACAGTTGCTACAGTATCACCGGCATTTATGTTAGTATTTCCGTAAGCAAAACTTTCTTCGGTAATTAATACCTCACCGTCAGAGAATGTTGACACCTCTTCGGATGTTCCTGCTTGATGATATCTTACAAAAAGTGTAAATTCTGTGACTCCCTCTGCTGGGGAAATATCCAAATATTTGTCTACTGATGCTACTACCCCAGAGGTTTGACCTCTGAGTCTTTTTCCTACAAGTTGATTAGCATAGTTAATGACATCAATACCAAGATGGTCTGTGTTTATCTTGATGCAAGTATATTCGCCATCATAGTTAATGTTTCCAGGGATCACCATGGATCCCTCTTTGAATATATGACTTCCGAAAGACTCGATTTGATTTTGCAGCATTGACTGCAAAGTCGTTAATTCTCTTGCTTGAACAGGAAATCCTGGTTTAAATAAGACCCTATAAAAATTATCGTCCTTATCAAAATCGTCAAAATAAGGGCTTATATTGAGGTTCGTTTTCTGTGGCATTTTTTAGAATTCCAGGATAATTTTAACGTCTTCTTTTTGTCTAGAATTTCTCGAAATAGCAGGTCTATTATCGATGTAGATAATGTCCCCCGATCCTTTATTTATCTCAGGAGTAGCAACTCCATTTGTAAATTGGACTCCAAGTGCAATAATTTTTGATCCTGTTGGATTTGTAGAAACACCAGTAAATCCAGTATCAACAGATCCAGAGAATCCACCAGTACTAGTTACAGCATTTGCATTTGATGCAAACTCATAAACTTTTGCTGAAGTTGAAACTCCAACATAATCAGTTTGATCAAAAGTAGTCTGATTTAAGAATGATGATCTATCTTGAACATATTTCAAAACTTTTGTCTCAGTGTCATATGAGAACACATATCCTTTTGCAACACCACCAGTAACTGTCTGTTTGATTGCATCACCAATGGCAAGAGTTCCAGTCGTTGAAGAGAACTTAATTGCACCCAGAGATGAATACTGATTATCAGTAAAAACTGATGTTGAACCAACAGACGTTGGATTTTTTACAACTCCAATTTGTGCAATTGTTGTGTCTACTGGAAAATCTTTGGTAGAGTCGTCAAATCTTGCATATAACAAGACACGTTCAGCGCCAAGTTCTCTGTAGATATCATACCCATGTCCTTTTGAAGGTGGTATGATTGGAATAAGTTTTGCTTTAGTTGTGGAGTTTGAGTTAATAGATCCCAGATCAACAATTCCAAAGCTGTAATCTTTTCCACCTGAAGAAACTGCTGCGCTAGTTATTCTTCCACTACTATCAACATCGAGAACTGCTTTTCCACCACTACCATCACCTAAAATATCAACTTCGTGTGTTCCTTGTGAATACCCAAGTCCTCTGTTATCAATATAAATTTTCTTTATTTGATTTTCATTTACAGATGAATCGCCATTATCTCTAACAGCAGCTATTTGTGCGTTTGTTGACGTTGACCAATCATTTGGGACAGTAATATATTCTGTAGAGTCAAATTTTATAATGTCACTAGGTGTTACTGTAAAAAGATATTTCCAAACATATCCATCTCCACTCACTCCAGCACTTGATGGTTCCAAATCAGTGAAAGTTGGTTCATCCAGTGATGCATTTCCAGTTGTGGAAATCCCAGATGATCCATTATCAACACAAATATAAACCTTGTACTCACTATTCATTACATAATAGTTTGAATCATAAAGTCTTGCGGACTTTGTGATTGGTGACAAGTTGTTTATACTATAATCATGCCTGTACATCTCATAACGAGTTCCTCTTGTCCAATCAATTCTTCTAACAACCCTTCTAACATTTGAAGAGGTTATTTTTTTACCAAAGGACATGTTGTCGCCAACAAAACCCTGATAATCAAAATTATCAATTGGATTTGGAGTATCAGTATCCCATGAGGAAGACTTGCCAAATCCACTGGCAGTTGGGTTTGCTAGTCCTACAAAAACATAATATGAATTAGAAGTATTGGTGACGGAATCTACAAAATTTCCCGCATTTAATATTCTAAACTGATCTGTTACAATTGCCGCCATCGTGCTAGCTTTTTTCTATATTTATAACTTATCCTAGATCGTTTCTAAGGGCACCAGTATCTCTATGTCCAAAGGATCTTCTTTGGATTGTTGGATAGGTGCTAAGTCCTGAGAAAGTTAATCCAGTTACACCAATTGAAATTGGCGAGGAAGATCTAGAAATTCCAGCGAGACGACCCCAAGAGAATCTTCCACAAGTAACAAATCCTGTTGCAGGTATTTCTGTTGTGGACGCTGTAGTTGAAAGAATGTCAGCCACAAACTCTGCATTTGCTGCTGCTGAAGAGAACGACCTAACAATATAAACGTTATCAACAAATGTTGTGCCAATTCCAACAACAGCAGAATCTGGACCATCAACTGAAGTTACACCTGATCCAACTATCGTATCTACGATCAAGATAGGATAACCATTGTTGATGTTACTATATTCTGAAGCACTGGAGGCATTCAGGAAGAACTTAAGACCCAAAGTACCAGTTCCACCACTTCCAGCAACTGTTGTGATACCAGTTACAATTCCACTACCACCTTGTACAATATCAATAGAAGTTACATTTTCATATGAAACATTGTTTGTTGGTGCTAAGACCTTAGGTGCATTAGTATATGTGTATCCAAATCCAGGATTTATGATATTAGCAGTTCCACTTAAAGATCCGTTAGAAACAGGAATTGTTGCAGAAGCAGTAGTTCCAACTCCAACTCCAACCAGTTTTGGTGCTGCGATGGAAACGGTAATAGCAGTTCCAACATAACCAGACCCACCATCAGTGATTGTCAATGCGCTGATTGTTCCAGCAGCAGAAACCGTTGCGGTGATTGCTGCAGCAACTGGATCAGCAGCACCTTGATTGATAATTAATGCGTCTACACTGCTAATAACGATTGAAGATTCATTTTCCTCATAGTTGAAGAACTGTGCATCATCAACGAAGATTTCTCCAGATGATGATGTGAGGTCACCAATAATTCTTGCTGTTGGATAAACAAGTGGTTCGATAGATGGTCTAGACTTATAAACAAAATCATTGTTAATAAACTTATCAACTTTTTGCTTGATCCAGTTAAATGGTCTTGCAGTCGTATCACTAACTCCAATTCCACTATAAAGGTTAGTCTCAAGTAAGTCGGAAGTAACAATACCAACAATAGTTCTTGGTTGTTGTGCGTCTACTCCACCATATTTGATAAGTTGCAGTTCATCACCCTCTTTGATTGTTTCGATGATTTCAACTGAGAAGCTATCGGTTCCACGAGTTCCTCTATAGAAGAAGATGGAAATTTGATCCTCTGCCTTAGGTGCATCGGTGAATGTAAACGATGTGCCACCAGAGAAGTTGTAATGTGATCCTGGTTCCTGAACAACACCATTAACAAAGATCAGAAGAACAGCATTCAGGTCAATTTCAGCATCCCCATCACCAACTTCAAAACTCAAAAGTTCTCCTTGATAATAGAGTGGGAATCGAGTTCTTGATCCATTTTGCAGTGATGCAATAGGATCAATGAAGTCCAACTCACCAAACGTCCAGGA